ATGAGGAAGTGGCGTATGAAATATCGATTTATTCTTTTATTATTACTTGCACTGATGGGGATGTTTATAGGTGTCGTTATGACAATTAATGGACCGGTGCACGGCATAGATGCGTTCTTTCTAACCATTGCTACAAACATACATAATCATGAGCTGGTGATTCGAATTTTAGAAGTTACTTCATTTTTTGCTTCAAAGCCAATGATTATTATTCTATCCCTTTTACTTGTTGGAGTATTAGGTTTCAACAAGCGTGACACTGTAGGTGCTGTGACTGTACTGGCTTTTGTTTTAAGCGGTTATTTACTGAACAACGCCGTAAAAGCATGGATTGAACGACTCCGTCCGACATTGGGAGTAGAGGGATACAGCTTTCCAAGTGGTCATGCCATGCTGGGTTTGATGCTTTATGGGTTTTTATTGTTTTTTATTATTTTTTATGTGAAGAATGAGACGGTTAGAAAGGCTTCAATTATCGTTTTTAGTTTACTGATTTTATTCATTGGTGTCAGTCGTTTCCTATTAGCTGAGCACTATATGACAGATGTTTTGGGTGGCTACTTACTAGGTGGTTTTTGGCTGACAGTGGGTTTGTTGTTTTATACGTTAGTAAAAGCTTATTTAACACCAACTGCTCCAATGAATTCAAAGCAATATATGGGATGAAAAAATCCTGGTCTAGATTATTAGACCAGGATTTTTATCGTATCCAAATTTAACTGTATTACTCATGCTTTATAAAAAATGTAAAATTTAAATAAGAAACATTGCTACAACGGTCGTGACAACTAATCCAATTGCCACGGGCTTTAAGTTTCTGCGCGCTAGCTCAAACGGACTCACACCACAGATAGCCGCAGCGGGGATCAATGCCCAGGGAATTAGCGTACCGCCGCCCATAAAAGACATATAATCATTTCGCTGATACAATAATGATTTCTCTAGGGTTACCTGTTCCTCTTTTATACTCTTCTTTGGTATCAATAACGATTTGCGTAAAAATGCTATTCATTAACTGCTTTCGTTCATGATCAGTAGAGTATTCCCATACAGTATCGATGTTAGAGATAATATATTTTGTTTCTTCATTGGCAGTTTTGCTACTTTGATTTATACTTTTCAATTCTTTATTGATCTCTTTTTCTCGTTCTCTAAGTTGGTTAGATTTTTTTATCAACTCGTCAATGTCGATAATATCATTTTCGTACATCTTCTTTTGTTTATCTAAAAGTTTTTCAAGGTTTTTCAATTCATTAGTCAATTCATTGATTTTTTCATCTGAGTAATTGGATGAATCAGTCGAATTATATATATTTCCAACAAGTTTATCAAACATGCTAAAAATTGTTTTTGTTAAATTATCTTCTAAAATAATATGACTAGTACAATTCTTGCCAGCTTTTTTTCCAGAGCATCTGTATGTCTTTTTACCAGCTGATTTATGACCCGAAAGAGAATGACCGCATCGTGCGCATTTTAGTAGGGTTGAGAAATAATAATTACTAGTGTGCTTTTTTCCTCCACCATTTCTTCTTTTGTCCAGTAGATCTTGTAAAGCCCAAAATTCTTCTTTAGAAATAATCGGTTCATGACTGCCTTCATATAGAGTTTGCTCTCTGGGTGGTTTTTTATAGTCTTTGGAGTTTTGATTAAAGGTTAAGTATCCGGCGTAAACGGGATTGTTGGCAATATCTCTTACTGAGTCTACATGCCATTCTCCACCTTTACGAGTTGAAAAGCCTTTGTTTGTTAAATGTTTAGCCAACGTATAAAAGCCAAAGGTTGTTGTTTGTTTGAAAATTTCTTGTACAACTGCTTTTTCTTTATCATTAACGACTAATTTCTTTTCAACGATTTTATATCCGTAAGGAGCCATGCCGCCTTTCCACATACCAAGCTTTGTTTTTTTCTCCATACCTAAACGTACACGTTCACCTAAATTTTCACGTTCCCATTGAGCGATAGCTGCTACTAGTGTTATAAATAAACGTCCCATAGCATTTGTTGTGTCATATACTTCAGTAGCACTTTTGAACATACAGTTATTATCATCGAGTATCTTTAAGATTTTATATAAGTCCATAACAGAGCGTGTCAGCCGATCTAAGCGATAAACTAATAAAACATCAATATTTCCTTGCTTCAATGTGTCCATCATTTTTTCAAAAGCAGGTCGTTGCAAATCTTTAGCTGAATAACCTTCATCAATGTACTTATCTACTAACTCCCAACCTTGAGATATGCAATATGCTTCTAGCTTTTCAATTTGAGCAGCAATTGAAAAACCGTGTTTGGCTTGTTCATCAGTTGATACCCTTACATAGACAATACATTTCATGGAGCATCCTCCTAGAATTTAATATCAAGGGGTGGCATGTACCAAACTAATTTCCCTTTAATATGAATAGGCGTATGTTCTTGCGTTTTGGCATCATAGTATTGGGTTTTGTGTTTTGGATTGAAACTTTCCGGCTCAAGAGTAATACCGTTTTGGAACTTAAAAAATCTTTTTAGTGTTGCATCATAGCCATTTACTGCCACAGCTGCCACATCACCATTACGGACTTCTTGAGTAGGATCAATTAAAGCTAAGACATTAGGAGGAATGAGTTTATTCATACTATCACCATTAACTGTTACTAAAAAAGCATTAGGATATCTTTCTGCTACTTCTACTGGGACATTAACCCACTCTTGAATTGGGGCCATATCTAAAGGTAGACCAGCAGCAATTGACCCTAATAAAGGCATCTTTACAGAATTACCTTCAATCACTTTCGGTGTATGAGGGTGTTTAGATAAAATCTCTATTTTGTCTTCAATAATATCACTTTTTAAAATTCCAAAATGGTCTGCAATCTTTTGAATTGCCCCCATCCTAGGATCTTTTATGTTATTTTCCCAAGTCGATACAGCTTTATCAGATACACCAGCTATTTCAGCTAATTCTTTTTGTGATAGGTTATGTAGCTCTCTCAATTTTTTAATATTTTTCCCTATACTCATTTTTACTACCTCCGGCCTAGTTTATATACAATATATTATACCAAAAGTAGAAGGTGTTCAATCAAAAGTAGAAAAAATTCTACTTTTTAAAGGAGAGAAAGAAGATTATGTAGAAAATATTACACTTTATATAGTTGACATTCTACTTTTAGTAGATTAATATGTGTTCGTGAGGAAAAAAGTGAGGTGGTAAAATTGAAGTTCACTTTGAAACAAGCAAGGTTACTAAAAGGGCTCACTCAAAAAGAGGTTGCTAAAAAGCTAGGTGTCCACGTGCAAACCTACAGTAATATGGAAAGGAACCCTGATGATGTAACAGTAGGTGAAGCAAAACTGATTAGTGAAATATTAGGGTTTAGTTATGATTTTATTTTTTTTAATGACAATTCTACTTTAAGTAGAATTGTTAACGATGATTTTAATTTATAAAGTAATTATTGTTAAAACTTAATGTTTATGATTTGTCCCGTCATTTCTTCTACATATGATTTATCGAGGTGATCACTTATGGATCTTAGTGCATTTCAAATGACGGAAGAAAAAATTAGAAAAATAAGACCCATTGTTGAAAAAGCTCTTTCAAGAAAATATGGGAAAGAAATTAAGATCTTTGAAATGACTGTTGGAGGAATAACAGTGAAAATTCACAAGGAGTAACAACATGAAAGCACAAGTATCAAAACGTATAGAAAAATTGTAGCTGATATGAAGCGTAAAGGGTTCAATGTGGATGTTGTATCTCGTTATATCAAAAGTGATAAGAAGTTAACCGAAGGGAGGTGATGAAGTTGACAATTAGCAAAGAAATTCTGTCCTACGTGGCTGATGGTGACACTCACATTAAATTGGATAGCATTGAGTACAGTACGGATCTAAGAGAGATTATCACAGTTGGTTATATGCTTGAGCACCCACATGATTGAAGGGAGGTGAAGCGATGCAACAGGTAGAGAATCCAATAGTCACTGATGTTGAAAAAGATCCACAGATATATGGAATTGATGCAGCTGGTAATGAAGTATTTGTAGGAGAAGAGATTTTTCAGGCGGATGAGGAATTTATTCTGGCTGAAGTTGTAACGAAGGAAGTTGAAGAGTTTTTTAAGGCTCTAGGTATAGAAAAGGTTGTAGCAAAATAAAAATGCCTTACTCAATAAAGTAAGGCACAAAGCAGGCAATGCTGCTCCGAAACTTAGACAATTTCAGAGTACAGCAATTGTTCTTAAAAAGCAAATGGAGGTAGCACATGAATATTTCTTTTCTAGAAATGCGCATTGAAAACTTTAAGAACCACCATGTACTCACAGTTAACTTTAATGATATGACCAAAATTGAAGGCAAAAACGGTGCAGGTAAGTCCAGTATAGGGGATGCAGTGACGTATGTTTTATATGGAACGGATGCATTAGGGACTAAGCTAGATCCGCGACCAGTTGGTTGTGACGATAAGGTTGAAACGAAAGTAGAATTGCTCTTGAAAGTAGATGAGCAACAAATTCTCCTTGGCCGTATTCAAAAGAAAACAGCAAAGTATTATGTGAATGAAGTGCCCGAAAAAGCAACACGGTTTAATGAAATTGTTGAAGGGTTATTTGATAAAACATTATTTCTATCGTTATTTAATCCAACCTATTTTTTTACACAACACTGGCAAGATCAACGGAAACAACTACTCAGCTATGTAAGTGAGCCTTTAAATAAAGAAGTACTTGCAGAGTTACCCAGTGTATCTCAAAGTCAACTGGAGCCTCAATTAAAGAAACATTCTTTAGATGACCTTGAAAAGTTACATCGAGATCGCTTTAAAAATCAAGATAAGGCATTAGAGCGAGCGAGTGAACGTGTGGTTACGCTTAAAGAGCAAGTGAGTAATAACGATTACAATATAAATGAGCATGAATTGAAAGAAAAAATCGACGTTTTGAGTAAAGAGTTAGTGGAATACGAAAATCGTAATATAAATGTTCACCAACAAAGCAGAGAGAGAAGTCGTTTAGAGCTTCGAAGCGAATCATTAAAAGGTGAAATTCAACGTCAAAAAGACATTTTAACAGCAATAAAAACAGAAACACTGGACGAGCATTGTGCTACGTGTGGACAAGCATTGGATGAAAAATCAATAGCTAAGGTGAAGCAGCAACGCCAGGCGCGTTATAACACTGAAGCTGACAAAGGCATTAAGTTGGTGCAGGAGCTTAAAGATGTAAATGAAAAGCTAAATGAACTGCCAGAGCCAGTTGAAGAAAATCCTGCAGAAGCTTCACACCTTGTGAAGATATATAGTGAGCTGAATAATTTACGTGATCAACTAGGTGATATAAATCGAACAAAAGAGCTGCTTGAGAGTATTGCGACTGCTGAAGAAAATCAGCATAGCATCCGTAAAGAGCGTAACGAATCGCTTGTGCTTATTGATGCAATTAAATCGTTCCGTACAAAACGATCTGAACTAATGGTTCACAAGATAGATAGTTTATTTACAACCATTTCTGTTCGACTGTATGAGCAATTAAAAAACGGAGAAGAGCGTGCAACTTTTGAAATTGAAAAGGGTGGAAAGCCATATAGCAAGCTTTCTACGGCTGAAAAGATAAAAGCTGGATTAGAGCTAATTGAGGTTCTGTCTAAGCAGTCAGAGGTTGTGACACCGACATTTGTCGATAACGCTGAAAGTATTTTGAATTTCACCAAACCATCTGGACAAATCATTGTTGCTAGAGTGGTAGATAAAGAGCTTGAGATTATAGGTGTTTCACTAAAGGAGGAAGCAATTAATGAGTAAAAATCAAGTAACAAACGTTAATACACAAGCAGTAGTAGGGAATTTCACTCAATCGGAGCTAGATACAATTAAGCAAACCATTGCAAAAGGAACTACAAATGAGCAATTCTCATTATTTGTTCAGACGTGCGTTAACTCTGGATTAAACCCTTTCTTGAACCATGTACACTGCATCGTTTATGACGGAAAAGCCGGACCAACAATGAGCATTCAAATTGCGGTTGAGGGTATCTTATTTCTTGCTCGCAAAACGGAAGGTTATAAAGGGATCGATGCCCAAATCGTTCATGAAAACGATGAGTTTAAATTTAACGCTGCTAAAAAAGAAGTTGTACATGAAATTGGATTTCCACGAGGGAAAATCATTGGGGGATATGCAATCGCAAAGCGAGAAGGATTCGACGATGTGGTTGTAGTGATGGAATCAACAGAAGTAGAACATATGAAAAAAGGTCGAAATTCAACGATGTGGAATCAGTGGTTCTCAGATATGTTCAAAAAACACATTATGAAGCGTGCAGCTAAAATTCAATATGGTATTGAAATTGCAGAAGACGAGCCGGTGACAAGTGCTGCAACAGAATCAGTAAGCTCTTATCAATCTGGTCGAGTTGATATTACTCCATCAACTGCTCAAATTACAGTTGGCGAAACAGAAGTAATTGATCCAGATGAAGAATTAAAAACAAAATGGACTGAAGTGTACGGCAAAACAGAGAAGTTAGGTTGGAATCGTAATCAAACAAGCGATTATATCAAAACGAAAATGAAAAAGAATCCAAAAGAATTAACGCTTCAAGAGGTTGTTGGATTGCTGAAATTATTGGATTTTGAATTGAAACAACAGCCTGCTCAAAAAGAAAATTTTGATGATTTAACACATGAATTTGAGGAATTTAAGCAAGAAACGCTTCTGTAAGTAAATGGAGCACACAATTACAATTCCTCACTGTTATAAATGGATGGCTAAAGGTAATAAAAAGCTGTATCTCCAATATGTTAAAGGCTATGTTGCTAGAAGTCATCCAGAGTTACAGCCCGTTCGAATTGAAGGTCATAAAGTAATTTGTAAAGTGAAATGAGGTGAGACGATGCCTGAACCTTTTTATTTTCCTATCCACTCAGGTCTATTATCACCAGAGCATAGAGAACAAATCGGTGCTGCAATATGGGAGTTTATCTGGTTTATCTCAAAGACAACCAAAGAGTTTCAGGAAGGTGATGAAAGGCTGGGTATCGTTCTTGGAGGGAAGCCGATAAAGCATGCGGAAATTGCAATAGATTTAGGTGTGAGTGAAAGCACTGTGAAGAATCATGTGAATCGATTGAAGAAATACAAATACATTGAAACGAAACGTGCACCTTACGGAGAAATTTATTATGTGAAAAACTCGAAAAAATTCAAGCCAAAGAGACAGGCAAGAAATGGTCTATCTCTTAATGAGAGAAAGGTAAAAAACGACCTATCTGAAACAAGAGATAGACAAAATTTTACCGAGAGACAGACAAAAAATGGTCTATGTAATAAAGATATAAAAGATATAAAAAAAGAAGAAGAGGAAGTGCTCATGATAAACAGTAGTGATTTTCAAAAAATCGCAGATAAATTTATTCAACGAAGAGCAAAAGGACTCGTCTTATCGAAGATGGATGAAGCAGCTATTTATAGATTGTTAGAAGATCATATTCCTGTAGACAAGGTTTTATTCTTAATCGATAAAATTTTTGACGAATATAAGCCGAAACATCGATTAGATTATATCGCCAAGTTCGAATATGTCGAAAAAGGTGTACTAGATCGCTATCACAAAGAAAAAAAGAAAGCGAGCAATTTAGATGCGTTGGATGAGATTGCTAAGAAATACGAAATGGAGTGAGCTGAATGACCAGTAAGGAAACTATAAGCATCTTACGTTATATCGCAGAAGCTTATCCTCATTTTGATATTACAGAACAGCGTGTTGCGGTATGGATCGAACAGCTTAAAGCAGTAAATTACGAGAAAGCATTTGCCAAGCTTAAGAAACATGTGTCGCAGTGCAAGTTTCCTCCTACAATTTCTGAGATTTATGTACAGGAAGAAAAATCACGTGTAAACCGTGCACACCTTGAAAAAATGCGTAAATTGAGAGGTGAGGACTTCTATGAGCGTTACTATGCAGACTTTGGAAACGAGGTACAGTATTGAAGCTGAATGCACGCTCCTAGGGAGTATTTTGCTACAACCAAGTATTCTGCAAGAAATTAACGTGAAGCCGGAGCACTTTTATGATCCAAGGAACAGCCAAATCTATTCCTGGATGCTTCAGCTGGCGGAAATGAAGAAGCCTATTGACTTTGTAGCACTAGTAAACATGGCTGGTAATAAAAAAGTGGAGAATGTCGGTGGAGTTACATACTTGATGCAACTAACAAACGCGGTGCCGACAACAGCCAATTTCGACTATTATGCAGAAGTCGTTTTAAATCTGTGGAAGCAACGAGCTGTTCAAAATGTCTTGCAACCATTTGAATCAGGATCTACACAAGATGTTGATATTCAAAGCATTATTCAGCAGCTAAACAAGATTGATACCACAGGAACGAAAGAGCGCTTTGATTTATCTTCAAAGTTATCAGACTTGTACGAGTTACCCGATACCCCAGTTCCAGCAGGATTAAGTGGTATCCCTTCGGGTTTTAAAGATTTAGATGAAATGACAGACGGGTGGCAAGATGAGGATTCTATCATTATCGGCGCTCGCCCTAGTATGGGTAAGACAGCTTTCATGTTAAATATTGCAGGAAACGCTGGTTTGAAAGGAACTATACCATGTGTTTTTTCACTGGAAATGAGCGCAGATAGCTTAATTAAACGTATGTTATCAGCCATTGGTGGAATTGACGGTAACAAAATTCGGAATCCATTCAACTATTTTGATGATAAAGACCGCGTTAACTGGGTGAAAGCAATCGGCATCTTGGAGCGCATGCAGATGCAAATCTTTGATAAGCCTGGGCAAACGGTCAATGAAATGCGCGCGCAGGTCAGGCAAGTGAAAAAAGATTATCCAGGTAAAAGCCTGTTAGTTATGATTGACTATTTAACGCTCATACGACCACAACATGATCATAACGGAAATGCTCATTTGCAAGTATCAGAGATTTCAGCAGCGCTTAAAGCTATGGCAAAGGAATTTAAAGTGCCGGTCATTACATTGGCTCAGCTGTCTCGTGGGGTAGAGAGCCGAGCAAATAAGCGTCCAATGATGTCCGACTTACGAGAATCAGGCAGCATTGAACAAGATGCAGATGTAATTGGCTTTCTTTACCGCGATGAGTACTACGACAAGGATAGTGATAAACGAAACATCTTGGAAATTGATATTGCTAAGCAGCGTAATGGTCCAACTGGTGTAGTAGAGCTATTGTACTTGAAAGAGCAAAACAAAATATTAGATTTATCACGAAAAAATACAGGGAAATGAAGGTGATGTCATGGCAGTTTTAAATCTAGCTGTTCAAAAGAGACGAGACTTTTTGATTAATGAGCTCGTGAAGTTTGGCTACTTTAAAACGATTGAAGGGAAGCAGTTGTATGAGTTAACTCTTTCAGAGTTAGAGCACATTCACATTACGGTTAAATGTAAGTTTGGTAAACAGATGCAGGAGGACGAGTGAATGGCGATTGATTCAAAAGAAATTGATAGAGTCGTAGATGACTTTGAAACAAAAGCTTCTGAGATTCATGAAATTATAGACAAGCTTCCTGCAGAACAGCAGGCATTTTATAAAGGTAAGGTTCAAGGCTTGGAATACGCAGCAAAAGTCGTTAGGACGGTGATGGTGTAATGAGGTTTGTGGGGATTGATCCATCAACTAAAACAGGTTTTGTTGCGTTAGACGAATATGGTCAGGTTTTAAAAGCGAAGGAGCTAACAGGTGTAGGTTCTCAAGATCCCAAAAGAATGGTCACACTGCTTCACGAAATTAATCTACACTTACAGTCCGGTGACAACATTTGCGTTGAAGGTTTTCCATTTGATACACAAAAAGCGATGTTTGCTGGGGGCTACATCACGGGATACGAAACGAGTTGTACAAGCGAAAGTTAAAGTATCACGAAATAGCGCCAAATGCTTTAAAGAAGTTTGTGAACGTTACCGGATGGATAGGAGAAGAAGGAAGTAAAAAACGGCTCACTGGTAAGGAAAAGAAAAAAGCAGTCATGACAGCCGTTGAGCAACATTTCAGCTTTAAGCATGCAAGTGATAACGTAGTTGATGCCTATATTCTAGCGAGGATTGCGTGGCACCTACATCATCAAGAATTGTCATTAACTCGTTATCAACGAGAAGTACTAGCTAAGGTGACATCATGAACAGAAGGCAGCTTAAAAAGATTGTCTACTCACTGACAGAGCCGCAGTTAAATAAGTTGATACGTGATCACGAAAGTCGTGGATGGGTGCAAGCGAGTGATATTAAAGAGCACGGTTATGGGGTTGGCGTTCTAATGACATTTGGAGAAAAGGGAGAGATGAAGGATGCAAGTAACTGTTAAAGCAAATTTCAACAAGCAGACTAAGGATAGCAAGAAAGAGCTCGTCCAGTTTTATGTGAAAGGGGAAGACGAGAAGAAACAGGAGCTTAACCAGCTTACTCGTGAGGTAGTTGAACTAGAAATTGAAGGTGTAGATCAAAAGCTTACTTGTGAGTTTAGCAAAACAACGAAAGATAATAAGAAAACAACGATTGAGTTCATTGTCAAAGGTGATACGTCAGCCGAGCAGTCGTTTAATTTCTACAAACGAGCAGGATCAGACGTTACGTTGAAGATTGTTGAATCGCAGATGAGTATTGATGAGTTTTATGAAGAGCATGAAGGTGTGGAGTATCAAGTGGATCAGGGTGGCAATGTGAATGTCAGTCCTGGTCAGATGTCATTGGATGATGTTAAAGATGAAGCCAAAGAAGCGTTAGAAGAAATTTCTCATTAAAAATAAATTAATGAAAGCACATCACTAGTGTCGCATTAAAATAATTCAACGCTTTATAAAAATCTAAATTTTCAGTAATTTTATCTTTGCATAAAAAAAGCCTTTATAATGGTTGGGCGGTAATAAACCATCTAAATCCAAAATAAAGGACAATAAGCATGGATAAGTTTACACGAAAAACATCATTTGAACAATGGTTTTCACCGATTTTCTCCACAAAACTCGAGGAATTGGTTGAAAGCTATCAATTAAATTACTATACAAAGAAGCTACACATTGCGTCATTCTTGAAATTGTTCGTATTCGCTCAGCTCAATGAAACCGAGAGTCTGCGTGCAGTCAGTGAGACATTATTTTCTGACGACCTTCAAAAAGCGACGCATTTAGAAGCGATTAGCTTTTCGCAGCTCGGACGCCGATTAAATCAAGTGCCGACTGAAGTGTTCCAACAGGTATTTTTGGATTTAGTTGCCCAAATTCACGAGAAATCACATTATGAGCAGCGCCGAGAAACGACAACACCACTGAAAATTATCGACTCGAGTACGTTGCCATTGAACTTGAAAAACCATAAGTGGGCTGAATTCCGTAAAACAAAGTCGGGCATCAAGCTTCATTTACGTCTCGTTTACGCAGAAAAAGGCTGTTCCTATCCAGATAAAGCGGTGCTGACAAACGCGAAAGAACATGATCGTGGTCAGCTGGAAGTACTCGTTGACGACAAAGAATGCATGTACGTCTTTGACCGAGGTTACTTGGATTATGAACGATTTGACCGCATGACAGACGATGGGTATGTCTTTGTGTCACGCTTACGAAAAAACGCTGTCATTCGTGTAATCGAGCCATTTAAACTGCCTGAAGACTCGCTTGTGTTTTCAGATGAAATGGTTTTGATTGGTACACCACAAAACCGTGCAGAAAACGCTTTTCGCCTCATCAAAGTGCTCGATTCAAAAGGAAACGAACTGCATCTGATCACGAATCGATTTGATTTAAGCGCTGACGAAATCGCTGAGTTATATAAGTCGCGCTGGGCAATCGAGCTATTTTTTAAATGGCTGAAGCAGCACTTGAATATTAAAAAGTTCTACGCACAAAGCGAACAAGGCGTGCATAATCAGGTGTACATCGCGATGATTGTCTATTGCCTGCATGTACTGGCACAACTGAACACGAATAGTTCGAGAACGTACTTACAAATTAGTCGTTTACTGAAGGTAGCTCCATGGAAATCCGCTCACTTATGGCTACGAAAAATCGCAGGAAAAGCGGTCCCATAAAGGGTTTCCCGCCTCTGTCACACTCGTCAACAGTTATAGTAAAAAAATGGATGTTTACTACCTCTGTTCAAGAGTATTCGTTTTTCTTTATAAAAGGAAAAATAAGAAAACAGAAAATTCGGTTAAAATTTATGCGACGCTAGTGAAAGCACATATATAATATTAATTTTCTTTTCCAGGTACGCGCGCTGCATTTATAGTTACTTTACGCGCGCCTCCTGGCCTCATTAAATTAATATATCCTTTATGGTTTTTAAAGAAAAATCTTTAAACTCTTACTATTTAATTTTTGAAGTGATAATAACAGCAATAGACTTCTTAAAAAAATGAACACTTCCAAAAATGAAAATAGCAAATTTCAAACTGATGTAAATATTCACGGTTATTAATAGTTCCAATTATATCTCTCCTAGAATGAGGCGGAGTGGGATATATTATAATAAATGTATGCTTCTTTAGTTAAATAGATGATAGCATTTAGTAATTTTATAGGAGGGAGTTATATTGACACAAATGTCGTTTGTACTTCCCGAAATTGACCGTAAAGAGACCCAACAAGCTGTAGAGAACGAGCTGGAAAAGTATCGCCTGTTTAAGTACTTAGAGTTTGAAGAAAGAGAAGCTTCCATTACAGCAAGTGCAGAAGAACGATTTCATGGGCCAACAAATCAAACCAGTGACCAAACAGGTTCCATTGCTATTTACAACGCGGATCAACGGAAAATGAGACAAGCATTTATCAACCGTGTGGAAAGAGCAGTGGCTCGGTTGCCAAAACTGGAGCGCTTTCTGATTGAAGAACGGTACATGTCCATTGAATCTGAATACATCACTGATTACAACGTATACTGTCATAAATTCCAACCACCTATAAGCGCAGTTACGTACGATAAAATTAGATGGAAAGCCTTCTATCGAGTGGCATTAAACCTAAATGTCGCTGTATTCAAGCAAGGTGTTTAAAAATAATTTAAAAAGATTAATAAAATATTTTAAAAACACTTTAAGATATTAGGTTTTATCCATGATAAATTTGTATTATCAAGAAAATATTCACAGAGGGCGTTCCTGTTTCACAGGAGCGTCTTTTTTATATCCGAATGTATTTATATTAAAAGTAAATAAAAACGTCATATAAACGAATCTGACGTTTCAAAATCAAATGTAAGAAAGTGATTGAAATGAAAATTCGAGATCATCTTAAAACAGAACAATTTAGGCAGCTAGAAAAGATGAAGCAGCGTAAAGAGAAAGTAGATTGGAGAGAGCTCATGGGAATGAATAAACAAACTCTAAAAAGAGGTCGTGGTGGGGCTATGAAGAGAAAAGTGTAGTTATTATGGCAATACTATTGAATAAACATGTAAAAATTACTTTTAGAGAGAGGGATTTTTTATGGAATTTGTACAAGGACAGTTAGCTGCATACTGTACAATGGTTAAAAATGGAAAACCCGCTGCGTTACTCTCGATAAAATCATGTCATGTAGAGAGCGCGTTGGCGTTAATAAAAACTTATGATTTACATTCATACGTTGAAAACCTTTCAGATGAAAGAAAATCATTATGGGTTTATAAATTCCCACATGTATTAGAAGTTATCAAAAGTACGAAGCAGGCGCCAGTTACGAATGTAGACCATTGGATGCTCGGTAAACTATTTGGTTATGACGAGCAGTCTATAAATGACTTTTTAGAAAAAGCCTAGATTGTTCTATATTCTGTTTTTTCACATCGTGGACAAGGTGGTAATCGATCAGAATTATCGTCTAAACGAACTAGTTGTCCACATGATTTGCATTGATATAAACCTTTTCCAGGTTTTTCTCCAGTTGATGGCATTCTTATCACCTCCTTTTTTTACAATATTCGTCATAAAATAAGGTTTTTCCTCTTGTTTTGTTATAATTTATATAGTGGAGGTGATAACATGAGTACAGCAGAAAGTTGGGAGCACTTAGACCCAGGTGGGGCTTCACCTGTATTATGTACAGACCCTGGAGGTACTGGTCCGACATTAGATCCAGGTGGAGTAGCGCCATCAATGGATTCAGGCGTTATTTAAAATTATAGCTGATAAGAAGAATACTGATTTAATCAGTATTCTTTTTTTGTTGAAATAAAAAACATTTTTGTATAAATTTCCATTAATTAAGTTGACGAACGTCATCTATTTTGGTATAATTAAAGTATCGAAAGGAGGTGAACAAAGTGGACATGGAAACAGTTGAAAGACTTCTTCGAATGTTAACTTGGCTAACTGGAAGTATCGTTGGAATTATGACGATAGAGAAGGAACTAGCTGAAAGAAGAAAGAAGTCGAAGAAAAAGAAAAAGCGACGCTCTCCTAGCAAAAAGAAACGTCGCAAATAACCAAGGGAGGTAAGGGGGTAACCCCTTCCTCTTACTAAATATTATATCATGTCCATGAAAAAATATGAAATTCTTCTCTTTTACGTTTTTAATGTCAATCTTGTTCGCTACGCATTTTGCAACAATGGATTATAATAAGCTGCATTGGCTAGACATTACAGCTTCAATTTTAGCTGTCGTGTGGTTAGTACTGACAATTATTATAATCGTTTTAAAAAGGAGGAACGCTTGAGTTATGAGTGATTCATTTCACATCACGAATAGAGAACAATTAATAGAATTCTTGGCATCTGAGGTCGTAACAACTTCCGATGCTATAGAGATGCTAGGAGTTAGTCGTCAGTATGTAAATAAGCTGGTTAGCACAGGTAAGATAAACCCTATACGCGAAAGTCCAAAAGAAAAGCTATTTCTTAAGTCAGATATATTAGCAAGGAAAGAAAAAATGCAACAAAGAAAATAAGTAATTCAATGAGCACTCTGTAATTTGGAGTGCTTTTATAATTAAATAAACTCAAACAAAAACTTTCTTTTCCGATATATGGATAGAGGGAGTGATAAAATTGAAAACATTTGTATTAACTGAAATTCGTATGGAGGGTTTTGAAGAAATTGAATTGATAGGGTCTAAACCAGAACCTAATAAATATAAGGTGAAAGCTATGGTAAAGGAATTTAAAACAATGTTAGAGGTAGAAGAGGACGTTGAATATGTAAAGTTTTTTCAACTACACGGTAGAATAAAAGTCTATTTATTTGATATCGGTGGGAAAAAGTGTATGGCAACAGTTACTCGATTACCATTTTATGAACAATTTTAACGTTTATTTTTATTGGAGTTGAAGATATTGAATGGTAAAAACCTTCAAGTTTCAGCAATGTTTCTTGCTGTGCTTGTAATTCTTACATTAGTTATTGATTTTGAAAAAAATCAAACTGGTTCGACTTATAATCTATTAGTTTCCACAATGAATGTAATAGTGATGGGGATATTAACTTATTACATTTATAAAGTAAATAAAAAAGTCGTGGATATTAGCGAAGCAAATCTAGAGTTTATAAAGCTTCAAATGAAAAATAATGAATTAAAGGAAAGTAATGCTTTACTCGGTAAACTAGATTTATACATAAAACATAATGAAATAGTGAATTATTTGACGCTACCTCATTTAACCTATACAACTAAAAAAAGAATTCTTATAAGTGAACGTCCTGAACTATTTGAAGACATAACGGCTACTTGGTTTGAAGGGAGTGCTATACAATGGAAGCAGAATATGGGTGTAAGTTTAGACGAAAAAGAATGCAAACACTTTGATTATATCAACAGGTTATTTAAAAATACACTTCCTAATTCTGTGAAAGCAAGGTACAAATTATCGGATGTGAAAAAAAGTTTTGAATATTTAACTAATTTTATTGATGATCATGATTATTATAGGTTTAAAAAGAACTCTGAATATATTAAAGATAATATTGGAATTATAGAGACACTTATTGATGAAATATTTTCTAATAATGAGGATTTGATAATTCCAAACTTAGACGTTAATATGCATCATGCAGAAATGATACACAATAGAACTAAATCCACAAAGGAGTTCCTTATCAATCTTAAAGGGTTAATTATTGAAGAACAACAAAATACAACTAATCTATAAACATTCCCTGTGGAATGTTTTTTTATTGAAAGAGTGGTTAGCTTGAAAATTTATAAAATGGAAAAACAGAAACGTAAGTTCTATGATAGTGGCGATTGGAAAAGGTTACGCGAAAAGATAAAGAAGCGGGACAACTATCAATGCCAGGAATGTAAACGTAATGGGCGACTCACCATTGATACGAATGAATACAGTGAAAGTGCAAAGCGTAAGAAGATAAAGCTGGTTGTCCATCATATTAAAGAGCTTGAATATTATCCGGAGCTTGCATTGGATGAGGAAAACCTTGAAACAGTGTGTGTGGATTGCCACAACAAAGAACATGGTCGATCGTTCGAAAGAAAAGAAAATAAATGGGAAAACGATGAACGATGGTGAAGCGCTGATATAATAGTTATATATAATTGTATCGGAGTGATATGAATTGAGTAGCTTAATCGTTTGTGTGAATTGTGGAGTTGAAAAGACATCAAGGTATAAGACTACTAAGTTCTGTAGCGATAGTTGTAGAAGTAAATACAACAAGAAGAATAAAGGTCATCAAAGAACGTGTAAACGATGTGGCAAGGTGTTTTATAAATACAAAGAGCAAGACTGTTGTTCGGTTGAATGCTTTCATAACTTTTTGGAAGAGAACAAGAAACCTAAAGTTGAATATATTCCCAAACGGAAACATATCAAAGTGTGTATCAATTGCAACAAAGGATATGAAACACATCAAACTACAAGTAAGTATTGCAGTTATGAATGTAGTTACGAATACAAAGTAAAACAGAAACCTATTCACAATTTAAAGTGTAGAGAATGCGGAAGATATTTTTCTTCTACAAACAAAAACAAACTATATTGTTCAACAGGATGCAAGGAAAGATTCCTAGATAGGAAGAAAGAAACCTTAAGAAGAGAACGAGTGAAACAAAATGGAAAGATTGATTGGGATATCTCGATTGAACGTTTGATGAAAAGAGATAAAGGTATCTGTTATCTGTGTAATGAATCAGTAGATATTAAACTAGATCCAAATCATGATTATTACCCAAGTATCGAACATGTTATTCCAGTAGCAAAGGGTGGAACACATTCTTGGGATAATGTGAAGTTAGCACATCGAAAATGTAATTATTTGAAGTCAGATGAAGTAATATAAGCCCCCGGCTCGTGGGATTCAATTTTTCCTAGCAAATGGGCACCGGTGAGGGGGCTCGATTCCGCAGATTTCTTCGCGCACATAAGGATTTTTAGAATAGATATTGAAAGGAGGGAGGGCATGGGCAAGACGACTATTAGGAAATCGTTACTCGAGCAACTTGAGAATAGAGGTTTTTCTGGAGAAGTCTATAAAGATTTAGTCAATGATTATATGAATCTCTGGGACAACAAAAACGCTTTGCAAAAGGATATTAAAGAAAGAGGCGTTGTTTTTAAAGACCGTTCTTCTGTAGGTGTTGAGATGTATAAAAACAATCCATCTGTTAAAGACCAATTAGCGGTGAACAAACAAATGCTGCAGATATTAAAGGACTTATCTTTAAATATTCCTGTAGAAGATGATGAAGATGAAGATGATTTAACATGATTAGAAATAAGTATGTGGAACAATACATTCAATCGTATCGAGATGGAAAGATTCTTTTAAACCAGGAGAGAATCGACTTAATTACCTATCTCGAAAAGTATGTTTTGACGCGAGACGATATTTACTTTGATGAAGAACAAATCGAAAACTATATAAAATTTAGTGAGAAATGGTACTTTAAATTAGATCCGTGGGAGAAATTTATTGCACCATTTATTTTTTTATATTTTAAAGAAGATGACGAATTGTTCTTTGAGGAATTTTTTATCACAATGGGCCGTGGTGGAGGAAAAAATGGTTTTATCTCTACACTCGCTCATTATTTTATTAGTCCATTGCATGGAATAAAAAATTATGATGTATCAGTTGTTGCAAATAGTGAAGACCAGGCAGAAATGAGTTTTAAGGAAGTTTACAATGCAATTGATGAAAGTTCGTCTTTAAAGAAACAGTTTGCTTCAACGAAGCTGAAGATAACCGGAAATAAAACAAAAAGTGTTTTCCGTTTCCGTACATCGAATGCGGGCACCAAAGATGGTGGCCGTGAAGGTTGCGTTATTTATGATGAAATTCATGAGATGGTAGACCGAGAAATTGTCGATGTATTTTCTGGTGGTCTTGGTAAGGTTCGTAACCCGCGTGAATTTTTTATAGGAACAAATGGATTTGTTCGTGAAGGATTTTACGACAAGTTAATGCTTCGTTGTAAAGATGTGCTTAGCGGAGCTGATTTAGAAGATCGAATTTTTCCGTTTATTTGTAAGCTTGATGACAAAGAGGAAGTTAACAGTGAAGATATGTGGGAGAAAGCAAATCCTGCATTTGAAAAGCCTTTAACATCCAGAGCAAAGCGGTTAATGAACAAAGTCAGAAAACAATTCCGTAACAAAGATGGACGCGTTGCTTTTATGACAAAGCGGATGAACTTCCCAGAAAAAGATTTAACAAAGTCTGTTGCATCTTGGGAAGAGATTTTAGCTACTAACCGCCCATTTCCTGATCTATCACATCGTACATGTGTAGGTGGTCTTGATTTTGCCAGTATTAAAGACTTTGCAGCGGTTGGCTTGTTGTTTAAATTCGGTGAGGACTATATTTGGAAAACCCATTCCTTTGTTCGAAAGGGATTCTTAGATACGGTTAGCTTAAAGGTCCCAATAACTGAATGGGAAGCGGATGGGCTTTTAACGATTGTGGATGAGCCGGTTATTGATATACAACATATTGTAAACTGGTTCGTTGAGATGCGTGAACGATATGGTGTAACAACGATTGTAGCAGACACCTTCAGATTAGATTTAGTGAAATCAGCATTAGAGGCTGAGGGTTTTCATTTGCTGTATATACGAAACCCTAAAGCCATTCATTCCTTATTAGCTCCGCGTGTTGAAACATTATTTGCGAAGCGCCAGCTTATATTTGGTGACAACCCATTGATGCGCTGGTATACAAACAATGTATACGTACACATAAAAAAAGACGGAAACAAAGAGTATTTGAAGAAAGATGAGTTTAAACGTAAAACAGATGGATTTCAGGCATTCATTCATGCCTTATGGCAAGCAGATAATATCATTGTTGATGAAGCAGACTTTATATTAGGGGGAATTAAGTTTTAATAAAAACAAAAAAGAGGCTTGGTTTCCCAAAACCTCCCTATAGAAAAAAAAGCAAACAAACGTTCTTGTTAATTATATGCATAGGGGTGGAAAAAGTAAATGAATTTGCGTATCAACACGATTTACAACATGGATTGTTTGAAAGGAATGGAGTTACTACCAGACAAGTCTATCGACATGATTTTGTGTGATCTTCCGTACGGAACTACTAAGTGTAGTTGGGATGAGATTATTCCTTTCGGTAGACTTTGGGAACAATACGAGCGAATTATTAAAGATAATGGCGCTATTGTCTTAACTGCTAGCCAACCGTTTACAACGAAGCTCATCGCAAGTAATATTCGCTTGTTTCGCTATGAGTGGATATGGAAAAAAGGAAGACATTCTACAGGTTTTCCAAATGCAAACCGAATGCCTTTAAAAAACCATGAGAATATTTGTATATTTTATAAAAAGCTCCCTACTTACCATCCGCAAGGATTATTACCTTTAGTGAAAGCACGTAAGAAGTCGAGGAAAACAGTAAGCAGCATCTATGGTAAAAATGAGAAAAGCCTTTTAAATGACTACACACCTAAGTATACAAATTATCCAAAGAGTGTTTTAGATTTCCCTAGAGATAGCAAAACGTTTCACCCAACTCAAAAACCACTCACTCTTTTTGAGTATTTGATTAAAACATACACTAACCCTGGTGACGTGGTGTTGGATAATTGTATGGGGAGCTTTACAACAGCTGTAGCTTGTGACAACACCAAACGAAACTGGATCGGCTTTGAATTAGAAGAGGAATACTGCGAGAAAGGAATAGAGCGCATTAATAGCAACCGTGAACATCTAGGGCTTTCCGAAGTTGAAGTAATTAAAGTCTAAAGATTATGCAATGTAAAGGGGGTGAGGACAATTGGGTGGCTAGATGGGATTTTTAAACGAAATAGTGAACTTGGTTTTATGTTTGATGTGGAAATGTTTATTACAAAGGCAAACCGAGTTCACATGAAAAAGTTAGTTCTGGATACATGTATCGCATTTTTAGGCAGGACAATTAGTCAATCTGAATTTAGAGTGAAGAATGGTTCTTCCCATGTAAAAGACGAACTGTACTACCGGCTAAATGTCCGACCAAACAAGAACATGACAGCCAGTACGTTTTGGGAGACGTTTATTCATAAGCTTGTCTTTGATAATGAATGTTTAATTGTCCAATCGGATGACGGAGATCTTTTACTTGCAGATGACTTCCAACATATTGAGTACACCGTATATGAGGATGTCTTTGTTAATGTCACCGTTAAAGAATATACGTTTCAGCGGAGCTTTAAACAGAATGAGGTCATTCATTTACGTTATCGAAACGAAAAGTTAACGCCTTTAATTGATAGCCTATTTACTGATTACGGAGATTTATTTGGGAGAATCTTAAATTCTCAAAAACGCAAAAATCAAATCCGCGGTACAGTAGATATGGATATGTTGGCTGCCAAGAGTCCACAGCATCAAGCAAAGCTACAAGAATTCATCGACAATATGTATAAAGCAGTTGGTGAAAAAGATGTAGCAATTATTCCTCAACAACCAGGATTTAAGTATGAGGAAAAGTCGAATGGAGGAAAAACCGGCCAAAGTGTTGATGAAATTAATAAAGTCACAAATGGTTTTTTCAATCAAGTAGCAATGGCGTTAGGGATTCCAACAAGCTTGGTGTATGGAGAGATGGCAGATGTGGAGAAGCAAACAAAAAATTATATGCTTTTTACAGTTAAACCTTTATTAAAAAAACTAGCGGATGAAGCAAACGTGAAGTTTTTTGAGAAAGACGAATATCTAGCTGGGCAAAAGATTGATATTAAATGCATTTCTTATCAAAGCATCTTCGACCTTGCTACAAGTATTGATAAGCTTATTTCTTCTAGTGCATTTACAGGAAATGAAATTCGTCAGGAGGTAGGTTATGACCCTTCCGATGATCCGAAGCTGGACAAGCATTATATTACGAAGAACTATGCTGAAATGAGTCACGATGAAGGAGGTGAGAAACAAAATGACAATGAACATTGATATTAAAGGGCCAATTATTTCTAACGATGAAGCTTGGATTTATGAGTGGTTTGAAATGGACGCTACAAGCCCGCGTATGATTATCGAGCAGTTAGAAAATGCAAATGGAGAAGATATTATTGTATCTATTAACAGCCCAGGCGGTTATGTAGATGACGGTTCAGAAATCTATACAGCTCTTAAAAACTATCCAGGATATGTAGAGACACATATTGTTGGTTTAGCTGCAAGCGCAGCTTCTTTCATTGGAACTGCAGGAGATAAAGTGTTAATTTCACCAACAGCTCAAATTATGATTCACAATGCGTCTATGGGGAACCGTGGTGATCATCGCTCAATGGATAAAGCTTCTGAAATGCTAAAAATCACAGATAGAGCCATTGTAAATGCGTATGTGTTGAAAACAGGTAAAGAAGAGCAGGAGCTATTAGACATGATGGCCAAAGAAACATGGATGGGTGCACAAGAAGCATTAGAGCATGGTTTTGTTGATGAAATTATGTTCACGAATCAGACATTTAAAGCAACAGCTTCAAGTGCTGTCACGGCAATGATTCCTCAACAAGTCATTGAGGGGTTTCGAAAAGGCAATATGAAAAAAGGACAAGGGATTACAAAAGAGGATTTACAAGCATCACTTGCTGATTTAAAGGCAGAAATCCTAAATGATTTACAGCTTCATAAAAGAAATGAACCGAAAGAGCCTACTCTTCCACCTGTTAACCAGAGGAAATTGAGTAAGCTCTTTTTAAATTTATAAAAATGGAGGAATCACCAATGACAATTAAATTTACGAATAAATCCGAAGCTCTTCAAAATGCAAAGACGAAGTTAACAGCTGCTCTTTCAAGTGAAAATAGCACAGAGCAAGAACAAACAGAAGCGTTTCAAAACTATTTTGATGCGCTGCAGCAAGAAGTAGCATCAAATATCAGTAAGCAAGTAAATAGCGAAATGCTAGATCGTTCAATTTTACAACAACGTGGCCAAAATGTTTTAACATCCGAGGAAACAAAGTTTTTTAATGCAGTTGTGCAAGACGGTGGATTCAAAGATGATTCTATTCTTCCAGAAACAACACAAGAGCGTATTTTTGAAGAGCTAGTAACGGAACACCCTTTACTTGGTGCGCTTGGACTACAAGACTTAGGAGCTGTTACAAAGTTCATTTATTCAGATGCAACAAAAGCTTATGCTTGGGGCGAGTTGTTTGGAGATATCCGTGGGCAAGTCAATGCAGCATTTAGAGAAGAATCTATTGGTCAACTTAAATTAACAGCTTTTGCTGCTATTCCAAACGACATGTTAGAGTTGGGGCCAGTTTGGGTGGAACGTTTTGTTCGTACGGTTTTAATTGAATCGTATACAGTTGGTTTAGAGTTCGGTTTTGTAAATGGCGGTGGAGCTGTTGTTAGTCAACCAGTAGGATTAATGAAAAATGTTGACCCTACTACGGGTGCCATTACAACGAAAGAATCTTCTGGAACATTAACGTTTGCTCCTTCTCAATACGGCGAAACAGTAGCTGGCGAGCTGTATGGAGTGGTAAAAGCTCTTTCCACAAATGCAAAAGGAAAAGCTCGAAAAGTATTAAACAAGATTGTAATGGTGGTCAATCCGATTGATGCGATTGGTGTACAAGCACGAAATACCATTCAAACAGCTAATGGTCAGTGGGTAATGGCTTTACCGTATAACATTCAAGTCGTTGAGTCGGAAGAGGTACCGGTTGGTAAAGCGGTATTCTTTGTGAAAGGTGAATATTTAGCAGCTATTGCTGGTGGATATAAGCTTAAAAAGTTTGACCAAACGTTAGCCATTGAAGATGCAACCTTGTACACAATTAAGCAATTTGCAAACGGAAAGCCGAAAGATAACAAAACAGCATTGGTGTATGATCTTAATATTTCATTCGATACGACACCAGCTGTATAAGGTATGAGGTGATGTAATTGGCCATCACAAATGAAATTCTGATGGAATTTAAAGAACGAAATCGACTAGGGAATCATGAGGATGCGAATTTAACTCGCATCCTTTCTGCTTCCGTTACAGCTTTAAAAAGAGTTTGTGGTGATTATGATATTGAACAAGACGAAGAGTTTAAGGAGCTTGTATTTGAGCGCTCTCGTTACGTTTACAATGATGCTTTAGAATACTTTAACGATAATTTCTTAACCGAGATTAATAGTTTAAGTGTTGATAAGGTGCTAGAAACAATGACATTGGAAGATGGTGAAGAGAATGCGTGAGTTTAAATACAAGCCACCACGTCTTCATAACGGAGAGTTACGGACACCTATTCCTTTTTATAGAAATAAACCGAATGTTGGCCCACTACCAGGAGAGTCAAAGGATGAAGAGGTCTTTCGTACATTTGGAAAAGTCGACCGTGTATGGCTAAAAGACTTAGAAATGGCCAAAGCAAACGGTACATTATCAGATGTCACCATTACCATTCGAGATCCATTGACTGAATACCGTCCATCTAATTTGCACTATATTGCGATTGACGAAATCGATTATCAAAATATCAAATACAACATTAAAAGTGTACAACCCAACCTTCAAGATAGGCGGTTTATTGATATTGTCGCAGGAGTGGCAAATGTATGAGTGTGAAGGTTACAGGCCTTAACCAGCTATTAAGTACCTTAGAGAAAAAATATGGACCGGCAGCTGTCCAACGTATCAGTGACCAGGCATTAAAAGAAGGAGCCAAAGCCTTTGTTCGTGAGTTAAAGCTGCAGTTTGAATTGTTTAAAGATACAGGAGGCTCTATCGAAGAGATTACCATATCGAAGCCAATGACGATTGCGGGTGCACGAACGATTAAAGTTCATTGGCGTGGCCCAAAAGGAAGGTATCGTATTATCCACTTAAATGAGTGGGGAACGGTTAAAAATCCTAACCCAAAAGGTAAAGGAGCTATTGCCAGAGCATTACGCAATGCTGAAAAAGCGTATCAAGCAGCGCTACTCAATGCAGTAAGGAGAGGATTGTAGTGCTTTATCAACTATACGATGCATTGCTAACAAGTCCTCTTATTCAGCAAAAGGTTGAGAATCGCATTAAGTTTTATGAGTATCCACCCACTGACAACATGGAGGGTGTATATATTGTCATTGATCCATTAGCAACACCGCGTCCCGGTGATTATGCGGATAATAAGCCGATGACTGATGAATATTTCTATCAAATTGAGGTCTGGTCACAATCTTTAGAGGATACACAGCGTGTAGCAAAAGAAGTACGAATCATTATGACAGAGGTAGTCGGTTTTTCTCCATATGGAGATGGGATAGATGAATATGAACCAGAAACAGCCATTTTTCGCGATGCCAGACGCTATATAGGCAAAGAATACATTGTTGAGATATAAAAGGAGTGGAATAAATGGTTACAAAAAAGAATTATAAATCATTCACTGGTTTAACAGAGTTTCATTACGGTGTATTAAATGCAGATGAAACAGGAATTGTAGAAACTTCACCCGAACGAATTGAATTCGCTCAAGAGATTTCAGTTGATACGCCACAAGAAATTACAAGAGCCTCTGGAGACAATAAAACAGCCGAATTGGCAGTGGCTAATGGGCCTATTTCTGTTGTGACGTCCTTTCATAAAGTGCCAATGGAGGATAAAACAAAAATCTTAGGGTTAAAGACGGTTGGAAGTGGTGTAGCTTATACACCGAATATGACACCGCCTTACGTGGCTTGTGCGTTCGCTCGAACAGCTGAGGATGGTGGAACAGAATGGCTAGGGTTTGCAAAGGGACTCTTCACGATGTCTTCTATTTCTGGTAAGTCAAAAGAAGATGGATCTATTGAGTTTTCAAAAGATGAAGTAAATGGCGAATTCATGCCAAGAAAAGTAGATGGCATCGAGGATGAAGATGAAGGAACAATGTTTGTTTTTTATGATGCGAAAGGGTCAACAACGAACAGAGATTTCTTATTCAATTTAATCTTTGGTAAACCTCATCCAGATGCAACACCTAAAGTATAAGGGAGGAATTGATGATGAGCAAAGTAAAGTATGAAGTCATACAAAAGTTCAAAGATGTTCAAGATAACGGGAAAGTTTATCAAAAAGGAGACCGTTACCCAAAGCCTCTAAATAAAAAAGTAAGTGAAGAACGATTGAATGAGTTAGCTTCTACGAGCAATAAGTTAGGACAACCCGTTATTAAAATCATTGGAGAATAGTCAAAGCTATTCTCTTTTTTATATAAAAAATAAAAACGTAAAGGATGGATACACAATGGCAAATTTAAAACGAAATACAATTGAGCTTGTGACAGATGTAAAAGAAGGAGAAATTATCACAGAAACCTTTCTGACACCACCATTTATTCCGTTATCGGTAGTCTATCAAGCAATGGATTTAGCTGCTGAGATGCAAAAAGTGAAAGCCGATAATGAAAAAGAATTGATTGATAAACTTGTAGATTTTGTCGCAAATGAAGTGTATAAAGGGAAATTCACGAAACAAAATCTGATTGACGGTTTACATGCACCACAAGCTGTTGAAACACTTCAAGCTCAAATTGCGTTCATTGCACGAGGTCAACAAACAGATGAAACAAAAAAGTTTTTGGAGAAGAAGAACTGAGTGATGAAGATTTCACATTGGAAAAGCAAAAGGATTACTTAGATAAATTAGTCCGTTCCCTCATGAAAGAAGGAAAAGACATCAACGAAGTATTAAATATGCCTTATCACTTTGTGTTAGACCTATTGGAAGAACAAAACAAGCCGCAACGAGGAAACTCTTTCTTCGAATTAATCTAACCTTATCCATAAAACAGTTCATGCCATGAAGACTTTCTATGTTTAGAGAGTCTTTTTTTATTGGCTTTATGAAGGGAGGGTGAACAATGGAAAGAGTTGAAGGTCTTGCGATAGGACTGAATTTAGACACCTTACAACTTGAGCGAGGATTAACTGGTTTAAAAGACAAACTAAAAACCGTAGATAGCGAAATGAAGGCCAACCTTTCCGCGTTTGATCGTGGTGATAAGTCGATTGAAAAATATGAAACGCGTGTCCAAGGTCTTAATAAAAAACTAGAAGTGCATAAACGTGTTGTCCAACAGGCGAAAGTTGAATATGAAAAGATGGTTCAAGAGCATGGAGAAGGCTCTAAGCAAGCCGAAGCTGCAGCACGAACCTACAATAACCAAGCTGCCTCTTTAAACAACTTACAACGCTCTGTTACCCGTGCCGAAGCTGGCTTACTTGACTTAAAAGAAGAACAGCGACTAGCAACAAGTAATTGGGCTAAGTTCGGTCAAGAAACAGAAAAAGCAGGAGAAAAACTGAACGGGTTTGGTAGAAGCTTAACAGACATTGGTCAATCTATGAGTATGAGCATTACTGCTCCTGTACTTGGTGCGTTTGCAGCTGTTACGAAAGGAACAGAAGAACTGCGTGGTGATTTGGCTAAATTAGATGCGAACGCCTTTAGTTCAGGGTTTAATGTGGATGTCATGCGGAAAGAGTTAGAGAAAATCAATGCCATTGCACCAGATGTAAATGCGAATGTAGAAGGTCTTTCGAACTTAATGGCGACACCGTTTAGTGAACAAGGACTCTCACAAGCCGTTGATCTATTATCTGGCGCCTCCATTAAATTTTCTGAAACACTTAAATTTGAGGGATTAGCTGATGGGTTACAAGAAACATTAGCAACCGGTGCAGCAATTGGGCCTTTTGCGGAGTTGCTTGAGCGTTCTGGCATTAACCTTGATACGTTTAACGCTGGTTTAACGGATGCCATTAAAAACGGAACAGAAGAGCAGTATGTGTTAAAAACGCTAGCTGATACAGGGCTTGGTGGTTTGAATGAAGAGTTCCGAAAAAACAACGAAGGATTGGTGGAGTCACGACAAGCTTCTATGCAGTTCCAGCAGTCCATTGCTGAGCTAGGGACGACGCTCACTCCAATTGCGACAGAAATCACACAAGGCATTACAGGTGTTGTCGATAAATTTAACAGCTTAGATAGTAGCACGCAAAATACCATTCTTGCATTTGCAGGAATAGCTGCTGTTATGGGGCCTGTTATCACATTTGGTGGCATGTTTACGATGATGCTGAGCAACATTGTATCGGGGATGGCTCCTGTCATAAGTAATATCTCAAAAGCTGGTGGTCTCTTAAAATGGTTACGGTTAGGTTTTACCGCCTTAACAGGACCAGTAGGTCTCACAATTGGAATAATCACGCTGCTTGCCACCGGATTTATCGGACTCTATAAAAACTCAGAAACCTTTAGAAATGGTGTTACATCACTAGGATCCAAATTACAAGAGTTTGGTCAAAATGTGCTAAGTTTTCTAGCGCCAGCTATTGAGTCGGTAAAACAGTTTTTTCTTGAACAGTTTTCGGTGATTAAGCAATTTTGGCAGGACAACTCTTCGACAATTATTCAAGCACTCTCGAATGTAGGAATGATGGCGTCAAAAATCTTTCAAGGGATTTCTTCTGTCATCCAGTTTATCATGCCGTTTATACTTGGAATCATCAAATCTGTTTGGGGGAATATTCAAGGAGTCATTTCCGGGTCACTAAATGTCTTGATGGGCCTAGTCAAAGTTTTTTCGGGTCTTTTCACTGGCGATTTCCGAAAAATGTGGGAAGGACTGAAACAGATTTTCTCTGGAGCCATTCAATTTATTTGGAACTTCATTCAACTAAACATGTTTGGGAAAATCCTTTCTTTTGGAAAAGTGTTTGCATCCAGCTTTAAAAATGTCTTTTCGAGCTTATGGACAAACGTAAAAACGATTTTTTCAACAGGCGTATCGAACGTGAAAAACTTCGCTGTTAATGGATTTAATAGTATGAAATCCAGTGTCGGTACTATCATGACCAATATGAAAACATCAGTATCCAAAGTATTTACGGATATTGTTGATGGAGCAAAAGCTCTTCCCGGAAAAATTGGTGATGGAATCAAGTCGATGGCTGGAAAAGTAGTAAGTGGCATTACTTCACTGAAAAACAAAATGGCCGAAACGCTTGGCGAAGGCGTCAATGGAGCCATTGGTGGTGTGAACTGGGTTTTAAAGAAAATTAATGTGAAGGAGCTTCCACTTTGGCCGATTCCGCAATATGCCAAAGGGACAGATGGGCACCCCGGAGGACTTGCGGTACTAGGTGATGGGAAAATGGAAGAATTATTTGTGACACCTAGTGGCTATATGGGGCTGTCTCCAGACCGAGATACCTTAATGAACTTACCTAAAGGTACACACGTCTTTTCTGGACCACAAACAAAACAGTTGATGGATGAAGGTACGATACCTCAATATTCTGGCGGTACAGTTGGAAAGTGGTTTAAGAAGAAGGGACAACAACTTTCAGCTGGTGCTGGTAAATTGAAAGACAAAGCCATTGATACGGCTCAAGCTGGTGCTCAAAAGGTGAAAGATGTAGCGCTTGATGTGTGGTCATACCTTGATAATCCGAAAGAATTGATGAAACAGGTATTCGCAAAGTTTATTTCAAAGTTACCAAACATCGGTGGAGCATTTAATGATGTCATTGGCGGATCAGTGAAGAAGGTTAAAAGTGACTTTGTGGATTATATCAAGAAGAAAATGAAAGACTTAAATCCATTTGGTGGCGGAGCCAGTCCTAGTGGTAAGGGAGCAAAAGCATGGCGACCGGCTATTTTAGCAGCTGCAGCACGAATGAATGAATCTGTATCCGAAAAAGAGGTACAAGGTATTATTGCTCAGATTCACAGGGAGTCCGGTGGTAACGAGAAGATTGTTCAATCATCGGCTGTATGGGATATTAACACAGCCAACGGAAACCCAGCTCGTGGATTACTGCAGTACATTCCACAAACCTTTAATGCTTACAAGATGAAAGGACATGGGAATATCTATAGCGGATATGACCAACTCTTAGCATTTTTCAATAATACACGTTGGAGAACGGACCTTCCTTATGGAAAACGAGGCTGGGGACCTAGAGGAAAACGCAAATACAAAAACGGCACAAATTTTCATGTTGGTGGAAGTGCAATGTTGGGCGATGGGTGGGAGTATGAACCATTCTTGCTTCCAGATGGACGTTTAGGCCTTAGTCCCGATGTACCAACTGTTTTTAATAACTTACCTGCAGGTACAAAAGTATGGTCGAACATTCAAGACTTTGTGCAATCGACAAACCAAAGTCAAAAAACAGATGCCATGAAGTTACTTGCGTTAGTTGGGAAAAAGCTTGAGCAACAATCTTCTGCACCATCAAATAACGCTCAAACCAGCAGCTATCAGCAATTAGCAGACCATCCGTTCATTCAAAAGATTTTAGCTGTTTTGGAAGAACAAAGTGAGATTCTAAAAGCTATCGCAATGAAAGATCCAATTATCTCAGTTCTATTAAATAATAAAGAAGTAGCCAAAGCCATTTTTAAAGACGTAACAAAACTCCAGGATGAACACAAAGACATCAAGAGACGATTTAAGGGGTGATTTGTATGGGAATGATGTTTAATGGTGAACGTAAACCCTATCTAAAGGTATTGAAAGGAAGGGAGCGTCCGGCTTGGGCGCCTCTGAAACGAAATTTATTAACAGTTCCGAATCGACCAGGTGCGCTTCCTAAAAGCACCGATGTCGAACCTAGACCACTAGCTGTTCCTATTGTCATTAAAGGAGTAGATTTAGCAGACTTGCAAAAAATCAAAGAAGACTTAGCAGCATGGCTTGTGACGGATGAGCCATGTCCTTTGATTTTTGATGATGAACCAGATCGTATTTATTACGCTTACGTTGACCAAAGTATTGATTTTGAGGAAATCGTAAAGCTAGGGATGGGAACGCTGAACTTTATTTGTCCAGATCCTTATAAATACTCAAGTGTTTCTAAATATCAGCATTCCATCATTTCTGAAGGTATGTCACTTGTTACACCTTTAAATAAAGGGACAGTCAAAGCAAAGCCTATCTTTGAGATACAAGTTGACAATGACTATACACATATTGATATTTCAAATGGTGATCAAATTAATCGTATTGGTCGGATTGTGAATCTTGAAGAGTATGCTGCAGCTCGTGAAGAACTGATTTTAAATGATAAGTTAACCTCAGCACTTGGTTGGGCCAAAACAGAAGGGTCAGTTAATATCGATGGACGAGCTACGGGTGACATGAAATCAGACGGTTATCGATTTATCGCTGAAAACTTCGGAACCATGGCAGAGGGCTGGCATGGCCCTTTTTATAAAAAGACATTAGGCCAAACCTTAACGGACTTTCGATTAGAGGCAATACTTGAGCTATTAAATACAGGAGAGGACAAGTTTGGGAAGGTTGAAGTGTATCTCTTAGATAACAACAACCTTCCTGTTTGTTCAGTCACTATAAAAGATGTTGATTCCGCAGGGAAGCGCATTTATGCGAATGTTCGACTAGGTGGCGGTGACATTGGCTTTAAAGATGTCATTAGTACACATGGTGAACAAGAGAGCACTTTTTGGAACTTCTACGGTATGCTTCGAATTGAAAAAGTAGGAGAACGATGGACAGGCTATGTAGCTAAAATTAATAAAGAGACAGGTCAACACACAGCTCGTGCATTTGAATTGTTTCATGATCGTGAAAAGCAGTTTTTACGACAACCAACCCAAATTGGCATTTATATTGCACAATACGGCACCCGAAAGGTGCCTTCTTTGCGTGCGGATGATGTTCGAGTCTATAAAATGAATTCGTTAACGGAAAATCAAATTCCGTATGTCGTGCGTGCTGGTGATGTTGTAACCTTTGATCATCAAAGTGAAAACATTTTAATTAATGGCGAGTCACGTATGGATTTAAAAGCGTTTGGCGGTGAGTTCTTTCACCTTGAACGCGGTGATAATGTCATTGTGACAAGTCCAGCACTACCAACAAAAGCCATGTGGAGGGAGCGATTTAGATGATTCATGTGTTAAACAGCCAATCAGATCATATCGTTGCCTTTTTAAGTCATGGCTTAGAAGCAGCTACACATACAAGGAACAGCAATTTAGAAGAAGTTCTCACCTTTTCCTGGCCGGCTATTGATGAAAAGGCAGCTTTTATCCTGCAGCGCAATAGAGCTGTTATTGAGGATGAGGACGGTCAATATCGAGAATTTATCATTGATGCTGCAGAAAAAGACGGTGATGTACTAGAAGTTACAGCAACCGCCTCTTATTTAGATTTAAAGAAAGCCAAAGCCATTGCGCCTATTACCTTAACGGGCCAAACAGCAGCGACAGCTACCTCGTATGTATTAGTCGGCACAGAATGGGAGCCAGGGGTTATTGAGCATGCTGGTGTGCGGAAGGTTGTCTTTGATAAGCACATTAATCCTTATCTAGCTTTACAACAACTTGCCTCAGAGTTTGGTTTAGAGCTTGTGTTTCGTGTTGAAATTAGTGGCAACCGCATTGTTCGTCGTGTTGTTGATTTAGTGACTCGTGTTGGGCGTTTTAAAGGGAAAGAAATTGTCTTCGGTAAAGACCTACTAGGGCTAGTTCGAAAAGAAAAGTCAGATGAGATTGTCACAGCACTTTTATGTCTTGGGCCAGAAAAAGAAGACGGTACGCGTATAACGACGACTGTCGAAGATGAAGAAGCACGGCAACGCTGGGGGCGTAATAACCAGCATCTATGGGACATTTATGAGCCGGAGTCTTCTGACCAAGATATGACGGTTGAACGGCTCAAATCGCTTGGTGAAACTGCTTTAAAAAAACGCATTAATAGTGTTGTAGAATATGAGATTTCACAAGGTGATTTAGAGTCTATTCCTGGTTATGAACATGAGCAAGTTCGCTTTGGTGATACGGTCCGTATTAAAGACCTTCACTATAAGCCCCCTTTGTATATGGAAGCACGTACGATTTCTGTTGAACGTGATTTACTAGATCCATCTGAAAAAGAGTATGTTCTTGGTGAGTTTATTGAATACACTGAGCGTGACCTATTAGCCGAATTTGATGATTTTAAGAAGAATATGCGTATACGTATTATCAAACAACCAACGCCTCCACAGGGGGCTTACAACGTTCTCTGGGTGGATACCTCACGACCTGTTCATGTGTTGCATACATGGGATGGGGTGCAATGGCGCAAAGTCACGCCAACAGAAGCCAGTGAGGTCGGTGCTGAAACGCCTCAAGGTGCTCAAGAGAAAGCAGATAACAGTCGTGATGAAGCGAAAGAGTACACGGATGGTAAAGTGGTTGAAATTGGAGAAACCATTGAACAGGTTCAACAAGACGTATTTAACCGAGAACGTGTGATTAAAAGGCAACCGACTGAACCTGTCAATCCTCTATACGGAGACTTATGGGTGGATACAAGTGATCCATTACAACCTATGTACATGTGGAATGATACAGAATGGCGTGCACTTGGGCCAACGAATGCAGATGAAATGGGTGCGGTTCTAAAAGAAGAATACGAGCAAAAGGTTCAAGAAATCATTGCGGATCTAGCCAATAAGGTACCAAATGAAAATTACTCTTCAACAGTCCAAGAGATTATGAGTTCACTAGATGGAAAAGCTGGTTTAGAGTATGTGAACGGTCAACTTTCTTCAAAAGTAAATACAGGAACCGTTTATACCAAAACAGAAGTTGACAACGCATTGAATAGTCGTGTGTTGACGACCACCTATGAAACAGATAAAACGGGTATTGTGCAGCGTTTAGACAGTAGCGAGAATCGATTAACAGTTAATGAAAAAGAGATTGGGTTACGTGCAAAGCAACAGGCTTTAGATACTGTGTCCCAACGTGTAACATCAGCTGAACAAGCTATCGTGTTGCAAGATGGAAAAATTGAGCTCATGGTAGAAAAAGAAACATTTAACAACCTAAAAGGAACAGTTGAGAGCTATGGTACACGTATTACACAGGCAGAAAGTAATATCAACCTAAAAGCAGAAAAGACAGCTTTAACTACAACCAATCAGAACGTTTCAAACGCTTTGCAGTCCATTACAAACCTTCAGACGGAAATCGACTTAGCATATGAACAAATTGCGTTACGAGCGAAACAAACCGACTTTAACACATTGTCAAATCAAGTTTCTAGTCATCAAGCGCAATTAACCGTACAAGCCAATGAAATTGCTTCAAGAGTGACACAAGACCAATTTAATGCTCTTTCAATAAGTGGACGTAACCTAGCTAAAGGTTCGAAACGCGTAGAATTAACACCAAAGAATACAGGAGCATCTTCTGATAATTTTAATTATGCACCTTTTGTTATAGGTAGATTAGAAAAAGGAAAAGAGTACACGGTTTCTTGTAAGGTAGAAAAAACTGCAGGTGAATTTAACGCCATTACCGTTTATGAATATACAGGTGGAAAAACATTCGATGTTCCTATAACAAATAATGAAATTACATTAACTTTCACCTCAACATCAGATACGAGTGATCGTATCTTACTGTATGCAGGTAAAATGGGTTCGACTAGAGGGAATGGTGTTATTTTTACAGAGGTTATGATTGAAAAAGCTACTAAAAAATCTGAGTGGGCACCAGCTCCAGAAGATGTTGACGAGAAGATTAATGGCTTAGATGGACGTATCTCGACAGCAGAAACAAATATCAGCCAAACAGCTACTGAGATTAAGAGTCTTGCAAAAAAGAGCGAATTAGATACTGTAAGTGGTCGCCTGGATACAGCAGAAAGCACGATTAGCCAGCAAGCTGCAGCTATTGCTCAACGTGTAACATCATCTACATTCACACAAGAAATTACAAATACGAAATCGTATGCTGACAGTAGCGCTCAAACAAAAGCAAATACGGCAGAAACAAACGCGAAAAACCATGCGAATACAAAAGCTAGTACAGCCGAAGCAAATGCCAAGAGTTACACAGACGGAAAAATCAGCACAGTAAATACAAGGCTTACAAGTGCAGAGAGTTTAATTACTCAACAAGCCAATGAAATTGCTTCTAGGGTAACGAAAACAGAATTTGAATCTTTAAGTTTTGGAATGCGTAACTTAGTCATTAACAGTAACTTTGCTAGAGGGTTAGAAGGTTGGGCTAATTTCCAAAATATATCAAGCTATAAGATTGTAGACGATTCAAAGTTTGGAAAGGTTCTTGAGGTTATTTCTGATTCAAGCACCTCTAGTAGATCACCGGCTATTAGAACAGATATGTTTGATGTAGTCGGCGGAGAAACCATTACAATTTCTTTGTGGTTAAAACGCGCTGAGGCAGGTATTGTTAGTGTATTAATGAAATTCCGTGATGCTTCTGGGATGGAGAGTAATCCTATTCCAGGTGATACACCTTCACCGGCAGGGAATGAGTGGTATTACTATACCCAAACATTCAAAGTTCCTACTAATGCAGTTAAAGCTTATCTCACACCGAGAGTAACTACTTCTATCAGTGGTCTTAAATGGTGGGTTGCCAATGTAAAAGCAGAGCGCGGGAGTAAACCCTCAGACTTTTCAGTAGCTCCAGAAGACATAGATGCACAAATCAATAGCGTAAGTGCAAGGGTATCGACAGCAGAATCAACCATTACGCAACAAGCTGGTTTAATCGCTCAAAAGGTTTCTACAACTGATTTTAATGGCAATACCATTGCCTCTAAATTAGTTCAAACAGCTACTGCTTTAGATTTAATTGCTCAAAATTTAAATTTAACCGGATTGGTGACGTTCAGCACGTTTAATAGTGATGTCCAAAGTAAAATTACTGCTGGAACAACAGCTAAGTCTACGCTTGACTCAAAAGCAAGTATCTGGGATGCGAAAGAAACCACAAGCGGAGCGCAAACGAAAGCGGATGCTGCTAAAAACACTGCCATTTCTACAGCTGCTAGTGATGCGACAACCAAAGCGAATAACGCTTTAAATAGTGCCAAAGGGTATACAGATACAACTATCTCCACTAATCGTTCAGTTTGGGATCGTGCGAGCTATATTAATTCGAATGGAACAATTAACAGTTCACGCTTAACAGGATTAATCAGTGAAAGTTTATTAGCGAATTCATCCAACTGGAATGACGCTAAAAACAAAGTGGATATTTGGAAGATGTCAAATGATACGACAAAGATTAATGGTGGCGTGATTGGAACTAGGACAATACTAGCTCAATCAATGCTTCTATCGGACTTCTCGAACCTTATTGAGAATCCAGACTTTGAGAGCGATTCAGCCGGCTCAACACCTATGGGATATCAACCAAGTGGATTAGCTAGAGTGGCAGACATTTCATCCTTTTCACAGGGGAATGGCTCTAATCGAGCTTATGAAATTGATGCACGTAACAACGGGAACTCAGATGTTTACGAAAGTATTGATAATCGACTGCCAGTTACGCCAGGGCAACAATTCTTTGTTGAAGCAGAAGGAAGATACCTTCATACAGCTGGAAGTGGCTATTTTAGAATTGGCTTTCGAACATATGATGCAAAAAAGAACGCAATTACGTGGAACGAAGTAGCTAGATGGAACACAAATGGTAAAGAAACCAATTTCACTAAAAAAAGCGGTGTCTATACAGTTCCTTCAAACGTAAGATACATTCAATTTTGGGCTAGCTTTGTGAACAACGGTGAAACAACCAATAAATTCTACTTGGACAATATTCGTATTCACCGAATGTCTAATGCAGAATTAATCGTGGATGGTTCTGTTACTGCAGATAAAATTCAAGTGAATAGCTTGTCTGCTATTTCTGCTAATTTAGGTATTGTAACAACTGGAGAATTACGAAGTGTTATTATTCGAGCGTCTACCTTTGATACCTTGAGTGGGAGTGTTATTAATATTGGCAGTGGTGGTGCTGGGATTGATTTATATGACGGTTCATTCCGTCTAAAACAATCAGCTGGACATTATTACTCGATTAACAACTCAGGCCAGCATATCTTCTGGCAGGGGTCAGATCCATTTATTCGTATTCAAAAAACACAAGATGCGGATTCCAATCCTGCTGTTCAAGGGGCCAGAGCGCAGCTTGTCTTTTTAAAAGACCGAACGGCTGTATATGCTCGTAATGCAGCCAATACGAATTATGCTGATTTTGCTGCGAATGAGTTCCGAGCGATTGGAAAGTATGTCAGCATTGTGAATGGTAATTTAGAGTCTACAACAGGCTATATAGCTGTCACAGCAGCTACTGAAAACACAGGCTCTACACAGCATGTTTATTTGCGTCCGAGTGGTTCGGGTAGTGTGCATGTACTTAGAAATACAAGTTTTAACATTGATAGTAGTAGTCCAGATTACCGACCAATTATTGTGCAAACAGTGGGTACACGTTCAACGTCTCTTTCAAAGACGAATATTCGAGAAGTAGATTTCAACGCAACCTCTTTATTAAAAGATGTAGATGTACATGAATACCACACTATTTCTGATGTCATTGGTGGTAATTACTTTGATAAGAAAATAGGGTTCATCACGGAAATGACACCTGCTCTTATGAAGTTTGAAAACAACATTGATTTGTATACAACACTGGCTCTTGTGTGGAAACAAAACCAAGAACAGCAAGAGGAAATTGAACGATTAGAAAAAGAGAAAAACGATATACACGATGTGTTAGGTGTCTTAATCCAAGAAATTGACGCATTAAAAAAAGCTGTTTCTGCAGCATAAAGGAGTCCCTGTTAGGGGCTCTTTTTTATACTCATAAACGAAAAAAGGTGGAATTTAATCATGGAACAAAACCAAACAAATCAAACACAAGCGGTACAAGTTAATTCTGATTTAATCATTCAGCAATACCAAGAAGAACAGTTTCGCTTGAATACAGAGTTAATGAAGTACAAAGCGTACTCTCGACAGCTAGAAGGAACTGTTATCCAACTAGATCAAGAAGTAAAAGCTGCAGAAGAGCGTCACCAGAATCAAGTGAAAGAAACAAACAAGTTCAAAAATCAGTTAAAAAAGCAGCAAACAAATAATCGTAACAATGCAAAACAACATGGCCACCCCAAACGCTAAATAAACGCGTTTGAACGCGTCTATAACTATGCTGATGACGTTAAACTGCATAAGATTTACTCAAGGTGGAATGCAACAATGGAAGTACAAGTGAAAATGATTAACGGATTAAACTTTGAAACGATTATCGAGGAATATGACGCACAAATTTTAGCCGAAACATTAAACAATCAAGAGTATTCAATGGTCATTATTGGCGACGTCATTGCACAGCGTTATTCAGTTGTTCGTGTTATGCCAAAAGTGGAAAATCTGGAAGCAAATGTTGAAATTACATTAAATGATAATACGGTTATTAAAGTGTATGTAGAAAATTATAACCCTCTAGTAGTCTTACAAAGCATTAATAGTGCTGGTGGCGGAATGGTGTCCATTGGTGAAGTTGTGTTACAAGCTTCTCAAATTGTGCGGATTATGCGTATTAAACAAACAACAGTAGCTTAATAGATAACAAGTAAAAGAGAGGCTGACACCTCTCTTTATTTTTATAAAAGGGTGGGGTAATTATGTTTGAAGAGCAAGTTTGGAATACACTTCTTCAAAATGGGCCATTTGCAGCATTATTTATTTGGTTATTATTTAAGGTTACAAAGGAATCAAAAGAGCGTGAAGATCGTTTAATGAGTCATGTGGAGCGTACCACAGATACGTTGCAACGTATCGAACAAAGCGTGACAGGTATGCAAGATGAAATTAAAGATATTCGTGAACAAATAGAAGGTCAATAAGTCACTGTCTCTGCAGTGGCTTTTTATATACCTAAAAACAAGGAGGAGAAAGAGAATGACTTATAAATTTCAACAGTTACCACAATTGGTTGATAAGCGAGGAAAACTACCAAGTAAAGGTTCTTACAATAAACGTGCGAATGGGGTTAAATCCATTACAACTCGTGTGTGGCATCACTCTTTAACAAAGTTATCTGCAGGTGGCTCAAACATTGTTGCCTTTGCTAACTTCCACGTGGACACAAACGGCTGGCCAGAAATTGCATATCACCTAATTATTGATCCAAACACAATCATCAATGGAAAAGCTGCTATTTATTATTGTGTGGACATCAGCAAACGAAGCTATCATGTGGGGAACAGCAACACAATTGGTCTTGGTATTTGTGTAATTGGAGACTACCGTACAGATAAATTAAGTAAGGCAACGACTGCATCCATTATTGATTTACGTAATGCACTAATTAAAGATGGTATCGGTAAATATGATAAGTCTCACAATGAAATGCCTGGTTACAGCTGGAAAGCATGTTGTGTGTATGATTACAACAAAGCATTTAAAGACATCTTAGAATCAATTGCACCTGGATCAAGCCAAAAGCCTTCATCGCCACCAGATTTATATACAATTCAAGAAGGAGATACATTTTGGTCAATTGCTGAAAAAGATGGACCAGCAGGAATTACAGTCGATGATTTAATTGTTGCTAATCCTGGTGTAGCGCCAATTAAATTAAAAGTTGGTCAAACAATTAAGCTCGGACAAGCGCAGTATTGTTACACACCGAAACCAGGAACTCTTAAACAGCCACAATCTACTTATCGATACCCATTACCTTCAGGAGTACTTAAAAAGTGCGCACGGGGAGAATCTGTACGTCAATTACAAGCAGCTTTAGCTGCAGTTCACTTCTATCCAAATAAAAATGCAAAAAATAATGGTGTTGATGGCATCTATGGTAATGACACAGAAGATGCAGTAAGACGTTTTCAAAGCGTTTATGTACTTGGACAAATAGATGGAATTTATGGGCCGAGGACGAAAAGTAAATTACAAGCTGTTTTAAAATCAAACGGTCAATAAAAAAGTTTTAATTATCTATTTTGTTTTAACAATATATTTTTATGCTCTTTATTTAATTTTAAAAGATGTTGAACATTTGGTTATAGTAGAAAAAATATAATAATAGGAATTTATTTCTATAAATATTGTAAAATAAACCAATGTATTGTATTGTTTACTTGTATTAACATTATAATCTAATATAGAAAAGGGGATTTTATGAAACGTTTTAAAATGTTAATGTTTTTGTCAGTTTTTGGTGCTATCTTTGCTGTATCAAGTATTTCTGCTAATGCGAGCGAAGTTTCTACAGATGAAGGTGATTTAGAAATTTTATTTAGTGAAGAGGTAGAAAGCGAAATTGAAGAAAATATGGAACCTGTTAGCATAGAAAATCCAACCTCAACATATGTTACTGAAGATGGTATAGTGGTTGAGAGAACATTAACTGTAGAAGATGTCGAACCAGATTCAAATCAATTCACTACTTTCAGTTCTCTTTATAGGGAAGTAAATATTGGTTATACAGATAAGCGAATGTTAAATACAATTAGCCAAGCAACTCTTAAGGGGCAATGGACCGTAGGACTAGATAGATATCAAACTTCAGCAACCATTAAAAAATGGAACTATTATAACATATCTATAACTAATGGTAAGTATACAAACAAAAAAACGACAATTCCGAAGCCAAAAGGAAATCCAGCACAAGCTGTTGGAACTGCCACAATGACTTCAGCTAATACTCCAACATCTAATACCCATGATACGCGTTGGACAGTTAATATTAAGCCAAATGGATCTGTAACATCTAGTTTTATAAAATAAAAGCAGGTGATTAGCTATGGCAGATTTTATTTATAACAATTTTTTTTTAGTAATTATTGTTTTGATTGTTCTATTAATTATTGTATTTAAAATTCGAAAAAATTAAACAGTAAGTTGGAGTATAAGAAAATATGGAATTTCACAGAATTTATTATCTTTTCGTTAAGTATATTTATTAGTGAAGTTGTTGTTCTATTGTTACCTCTTATGACAATGGGAAAGGAAATTCACTACAATATGCATTTACCTGGACAAGTAGATGGTGTGTATGGACCTAACACAAAGTCCAAACTACAGGCGGTGTTAAAATCTAAGATTATTATATGAATAAAAAAGAAATCTCCCCTCTTGCAATTAAGGAAAGTCATGATATAATGATGATAATATATGAATTGGGCTAGTTATAGCTAGGGGAAAACCTTCTAATTTTGAATTAGGAGGTTTTTTTCTTTTGGTTATCAGATTATAACTATTGATCATGAAATTATACCGTAGTATAATTGAAAGAAAAAACGAATATAGGTGATTTCATGGAGAGGCCCTTTAGAACTTTAGACGAGCAGATTAAAATTTTAATAGGTAGAAAGTTAGTTATTGATGACATTGAAGGAGCCAAATTTCTATTAACTAAGCATGGCTATTATTCTATCATTAATGGTTATAAAGATATTTTCCTTAAAGTAAAAACAAGCCTTACAGAAGATGATTGTTTTAAAGAAAATGTTAATTTTAATGAAATCATTAACCTTTATCGCTTTGATGTAGAAGTAAGAAATTCGATTTTATCAGCTTTAGAGAACATTGAAAGCACACTTCAAACTAACATTGCTTATATTCTTTCAGACAAATACGGAGATAAGCAACAAGATTATCTTCGTCCATCTAACTTTAGACTAGGACAACGAACTAGGAATGGTCGGATGCAAAGAGATGTATTATTAGAAAATTTAAAAGCTATATGTATTAAAGATCAGCATCCAATGAAACATTACCGTACTCGTTATGGTAATGTTCCTCCTTGGATTTTAGTTAAGGGTTTAACCTTTGGAAATATAATTTATATCACTAGCGTCGCATAAATTTTAACCGAATTTTCTGTTTTCTTATTTTTCCTTTTATAAAGAAAAACGAATACTCTTGAACAGAGGTAGTAAACATCCATTTTTTTACTATAACTGTTGACGAGTGTGACAGAGGCGGGAAACCCTTTATGGGACCGCTTTTCCTGCGATTTTTCGTAGCCATAAGTGAGCGGATTTCCATGGAGCTGCCTTCAGTAAACGACTAATTTGTAAGTACGTTCTCGAACTATTCGTGTTCAGTTGTGCCAGTACATGCAGGCAATAGACAATCATCGCGATGTACACCTGATTATGCACGCCTTGTTCGCTTTGTGCGTAGAACTTTTTAATATTCAAGTGCTGCTTCAGCCATTTAAAAAATAGCTCGATTGCCCAGCGCGACTTATATAACTCAGCGATTTCGTCAGCGCTTAAATCAAATCGATTCGTGATCAGATGCAGTTCGTTTCCTTTTGAATCGAGCACTTTGATGAGGCGAAAAGCGTTTTCTGCACGGTTTTGTGGTGTACCAATCAAAACCATTTCATCTGAAAACACAAGCGAGTCTTCAGGCAGTTTAAATGGCTCGATTACACGAATGACAGCGTTTTTTCGTAAGCGTGACACAAAGACATACCCATCGTCTGTCATGCGGTCAAATCGTTCATAATCCAAGTAACCTCGGTCAAAGACGTACATGCATTCTTTGTCGTCAACGAGTACTTCCAGCTGACCACGATCATGTTCTTTCGCGTTTGTCAGCACCGCTTTATCTGGATAGGAACAGCCTTTTTCTGCGTAAACGAGACGTAAATGAAGCTTGATGCCCGACTTTGTTTTACGGAATTCAGCCCACTTATGGTTTTTCAAGTTCAATGGCAACGTACTCGAGTCGATAATTTTCAGTGGTGTTGTCGTTTCTCGGCGCTGCTCATAATGTGATTTCTCGTGAATTTGGGCAACTAAATCCAAAAATACCTGTTGGAACACTTCAGTCGGCACTTGATTTAATCGGCGTCCGAGCTGCGAAAAGCTAATCGCTTCTAAATGCGTCGCTTTTTGAAGGTCGTCAGAAAATAATGTCTCACTGACTGCACGCAGACTCTCGGTTTCATTGAGCTGAGCGAATACGAACAATTTCAAGAATGACGCAATGTGTAGCTTCTTTGTATAGTAATTTAATTGATAGCTTTCAACCAATTCCTCGAGTTTTGTGGAGAAAATCGGTGAAAACCATTGTTCAAATGATGTTTTTCGTGTAAACTTATCCAT